TATGAGGATAACGATATGCTTTACGAAGAGTCCGAGGATGCACTAGATAGATTGAAGCAGATTAGAACGCAGGAGATTGAGTATGCTCGCCAACAGCAAGAAGAGTATGCTAGACAGCAAGCAGAACAGTCTAAGGCATTCTATGAGAGCGTAACTAAGGATATTAATCAGCTTACCGACATTAGAGGTATAGCTATTCCTAAGGAAGATCGTAGGGCTTTGTTTGATTATATTTTCAAGGTAGATCAGAACGGCCTGTCACAGTATCAAAAAGACTTTAATGAAAATCTATCAAAGAACCTCATTGAATCTGCATACTTTACGATGAAAGCTGATGCTTTAATCAATAGTGCTGAGAAGAAAGGAGAGTCATCCGCTGCTGACAAACTTAGAAACATATTACGGCATACATCAAAGAATCACACAACATATAATGCCGAAGATAAACAGAAATCAGTTACGGACTTACTTGCAGGTGCGTTCTGATTGATTAATTAAACAATTTAAATATATATGAACAATAGTTTACTTAATAATCTCCAGCTGTATCGCGGACGTCGTTTCAGCGACCTGGTAGATGAGAACATGATTTCTAACGCCCTGCTGACTAAGCCTCATGAGGTATCTGGTCTGCTTTCACTGGTATTTGGTACTAAGGATGACGGTGTATCTACCGCCATCGATATGATCACTGGTGGTCTGGGTAAGACTATGATCATCGAGAACCGCGAGTTCGAGTGGTCAGTAATGATCGACAGCGATCACGCTGTTAACATTCGTTGGGCTAAGGCTAACGGTATTGAGATTACTTCTGCTAACTACATGAACCAGACAGCTGGTATGAACGGTCAGCCTATCTACCTCGCTCTTGAGGAGCGTTGGTTTGGTCCTGGTGCCATCCTCAGCTTCGACGACTACAAGTTCCAGGTTCGCGTTAGCGGTACTCCTTATCAGGATGGTAGCGCTTGGGTATACGAGTGCTATGTAGTTGACGGCAGCAACGCTGCTTACATCCCTGGTGAGTTCCTGCTTCCTGGTCGTCAGGTAAGCCGTATGGGTTCTGCATACGAGGAGTACAGTGATGAGGCTGATATCATCAACTATCAGACCCCATTCAAGATGCGTAACCAGCTGCAGACCCTGCGTCTGTCTTACGATATCACTGGTGACGCTTATAGCACCGTACTCGCTATCGCTTTGAAGGATCCCGAGTCTGGTAAGACTTCTTATCTGTGGTCTGATTATCAGTACTGGATTGCTCTCCGTGAGTGGAAGAAGCGTGAGGAGAAAGAGCTCCTGTTCGGTAAGGGTAATCGTCAGGCTGACGGTACTTATAACTTGAAGGGCACCAACGGTCGCTATGTTGCTAAGATGTCTGGTCTGTTTGAGCAGATTTCTCCAGCTAACGTACGTTACTACACCACTCTGACAGCTGAGCTGCTCGAGGACTTCCTCTTCGACCTCTGCTACAACCTGCTGGGTACCAACGAGCGTAAGTTCATGGCCCTGACTGGTGAGATGGGTATTCGTGAGTTCGACCGTATCCTGAAGGAGAAGGTTGCCGGCTTCAACATGATTGACACTGTATTCGTTACCGGTAGCGGTCAGAACCTGACTCTCGGTGGTCAGTTCACCACTTATAAGATGACGAACGGTATCGAGCTGACTCTGAAGCGTTGCGCTCTGTTCGATAATATGGAGCTGTTCCGTCAGTTGCACCCACTGACTGGTAAGCCACTGATGTCTTATACATTCCTGTTCGTTGACCTCGGTTCACGTGATGGTCAGGCTAACGTTGTTAAGGTATGTCGTAAGGGTCGTGAGTTCGTACAGTGGTACACTGGTGGTTCTGTAGCACCTAACGGTTATGCTAACAGCATTACCACATTGCGTTCTAACAGCCGTGATGGTTACCAGGTACACTTCCTCGGTGAGGTTGGTATCATGCTGCGTAACCCACTGTCTTGTGGCGTACTGTACTGCGATGCTGAGGATACTGAAATCAGCAACGACGGTATTTGATATCTCATTTAAAGAAATACATTGATGACCGAGGGGGGATTAGTCCCCCCGTCCGGCATCACAACGTACTAATTGTATAATTATGGTAGTTGAATTAAAGATTAAGAAAAAGAATCCCTGGGGATCGTTCATTAAGTATAAGTCATGTTTTGATTACATTGCGCCTTATTTTACGCGCTCCGGGTCGATATACACAGGTTTGACACCTGAGGATGAAAAGTATTACGAGAAAGCTCTCGGTTATGAAGAAGGCCATCTGGCCAAAACAAGTCCGTTCTGGACAAACTTCTGCGTTAAGGTTGGTTCTAAGGGTCTTATCTTAGACGATTCTATTCCCCGCCAGGAGATGATTATTAAGTTCCTCACTGGTCATAAGAGAGTGGCTACATCGTTGGATAAGCTCACAGCTGGCAAGGATTACTTGCTCATTAATCGTGAGGCAGAAGCAGTAGAAGCAAACAAGATTAACAAGCAGCGCAGAGAGGCTATTAAAGAGTTTGATAAGCTTACTCTTGAGCAGATGCGTAAGTGTCTCAGACTGTTCGGTGTTAAAGCTGACAGAATGTCTAATGAGCTTGTAGAATCTACATTGTTCGGTCTTGTAGACAAGCAGCCTAAGCGATTCTTTGAGAAGTGGATTAACAATAAGTCTAAGGAGACTGAGTTTATTCTTGAAGAGGCTATTGCAAAGGGCGTAATCCGTAAGGATAAGACACATTACTTCTACGGTTCAGATATGTTTGCAGATTCACTCGAAGAGGCTATTGCATACTTGGACGATAAGAAGAATCAGGACCTGAAGCTTTCTATTATTAACGAAACACAAAATAAGTAATTCTTACGAATTAATAACGAGATATGACGCATAAAGACATATACACAAAATTCATGATAGAATATGACAAGGCTAATGTTACTTCGTCATATCCATCGTTAACTGAATACGAAATTGCAACGGTTCTAGATAAAGCGTATAATGCACTGATTGCACAGAAGGTAACTGGTAACAATGTGCGCAGATCACCATTTGAAGCTGATACTAAGGCTGTATCTGATTTGCAGCAGCTGGTAGTTAAAGTACTATACCCTGCGAATAAAATTACAGATAATGGTCACGATGGTGTGTTCGATTTCGATAACAACATGTCAGTAAAACTTCCAGAAGACTTCTTATATTTCGTCGGCTGTCAAGTACGCAAACAATTCAATGTTGCGAGTCAAACAGATTCTCATTACAGTACCCAGTCTGAATATATTGGACCAATTGATCAAAAAGGCAGTGGAGCAACGGTGAGAACTCGTAGAATGAATACAAAACTTATTAGCCATCAAATGGCAGATAAATTTAAAGCTTCCGCACACAACATCCCTTGGATTAAAGATCCTGTGTGCTATATAGAAGACGGATGCTTGTACATAGTTTACGATTCTTACGACGCACCCCAAAAGGACTTTGTGGAGATTACATACATCAAGGCTCCTAATAAGTTTGCAAAAGACTTAGACAAGCTTGGAGATATTTCTGAACTGTGGAACAACCTTAACCATAGTGATTTTACACGGGAAGATCTTGAAATGCTTAATCCTACGACTTTATCATATTTCTTCTGGTCTAATGATACAAATCTGGAAGACACGGATGCAGAATTTAGAAACGCATATCACGCTCTTGTAACATATCTTGATTCCATATATACATTCGAATGTAATGATACAATGGCAGAAGAACTTATAAGCCTGGCAGTATCGTTTGCGCTTGAGAATGTAGAGTCACAGAGACTTAATAGTAAACTTAATATGAGAGGACTTGAAGCATGACACTAAACGAAACAAGACAGTTAGGTATTGAATTTGAAAGACGAATTCAAACCTTAATTCCCGAAAGGGAGTTGGATAAGCTTGATACTGAAACTATCTATTCTTTCCTCAATCAGTATCAAGATAAATATGTACACGAAATCTATCGCGGATTAGATCAAGTTCCAGCTGGTACAAAGCTGTCCGCCCACATAGAAGCAGTGCTACAAGCCATGCTTAGAGAGGTTACTGTATCTGCAGATCCTGACAAGATGGAAAGTATAAATGCTGAAACTAGTATAGAGGATCCTAACGGTATTACTATATCTGATACTGGCCGTTCTATTATATACAAGCTTCCTGAGACGTTTTATATGTATTTGAGAAGCGTATCTAACGTTAGTACCACATTCAGCTTTAGAACATCTGCAAACAGTAATTCTGCTCCCATT